TTATGCCTGAGGTGTCAGTGTCAACCAGACCATGCCCAAGGCTTTCAGCGCATCGGTAGAACACTGGAAGTCTGCATTCCCCCCGCTGACCTGTACCTGATTGCCCGGTAAACGCGCAATATCATAGACGTCGATATTGCCGTCGATATCGATCAGCCAACGGCCATTGGCAATGTGAGTCACGGCCAAATCCACCAGCCAGGATAGCCGGCCGCCATCAATGTAAGCTGGCTTCGCGACCCCTGCAGGGATCAGTGAACTGTCCGCCAGCCATTCTCCCGCATCTTTCAACTGTCCGGCGACGAGCCGGTGCTTCGGCAATGCACGTCCTCCCGCAGGTACAGCCTCCGTGGTGTTACCACTCCCCATCTCACCCTGCCCGGTTGCCAGCCACAACAGAGAAACGCCGGTATCCAGAGCACAGGTCACCACAATATCGCCTGGGAAATAGTTACGACGAACCCAGGTACTCATGGTGCCTGACGAAATGCCCAGCAAATCACCGAGTTCCTTCTGCAGACTGAAACCATAAGCATCGAGGATACGGCGTAGCACGCCTTTACCGCCGGAGGCCAGAACCCGATCGTAAAGCGCTTTGCCCTGTGCAGGTTGAATAGACTTGCGTTCATTTTTTGCTTTTGCAAGCTCACCGCTCATCAACCAGGCCAAATCAGCGCCCGTCGCCAGGGCACAGCTGATAATCACATAGCCGGGCACACTGCCGCGTTGTTGCCAACTGCTGATGTTATTAGGGGCTATCCCCAAGATTTCACTCAGCTCTTTTTGCGTGCTAACACCATAAGATGAAAGGATCCTTTCAATCACTGCGCCTACGGAGGCGCTATCGTTCACAGTCTCTTCACGCATATCATCACCGATTAAAATCAAAATTTGCATTTACAAGTCGCATTTTGCGATCTAAAGTGCCATCACAACGTTGCACAAACGACTCATATGTCACTTTAGTTAAGATGATGCGACATGATTGATGAAAATGCAAATGCCACGGTAATCCAATAGCGAGTTACACCGACAGTAGCCTGACAGAAAGCAGGTATTCCAGCGATAAAGTGGCCGTGACACGACCAGGAACCCGCCTCGCTTTTGCAAGCCCATTCATCAATCCGTATCCAGGGAGGTTGTCATGCTGCTGGCGAGTGAAGAGCAACGGGCTATCGGCCTACGGCGCATTGGTGAAATCCGCCGCACGCTGTTCGCCCAGAATAAAAATCAGGCCGAGGAGATCTACAACACAGCTCCGCTGCATCTACGTCACACGCTCTGTTTTCATGCAGGATTGACCGAACGTCACGTGATGCTGCGGTTCCACGAAATGAGCTATCCCCAGCGACAACAAATTGTCGCTGCGCTCAATGCATTCATTGAGTTGGGCAAGTCACTGCCGCGCTATATCAGCGAAGACGATTGCTTGCTGAATCATAAAAAATAGCCGTTCTGCAACTTCTGGCGTGCAACCCGCCGGATGTCGTTCGGCCCAAATTCCCCTAACAGGAAAACGCACCATGGCTGATACCATTGATATGGCGCAAGAGCGCCAGGCACTGATGCTCGAGAAACAAATCGCGCACGCCAGACCCGTCGTCACCCAGGCCTCTGAGCTGTTTTGCGTCGAGTGTGACGCGGCAATCCCAGAGGTACGTCGCCGTGCTATTCCCGGCGTAATCCGCTGCGTGGCCTGCCAAGAGATCGCAGAGGCTCAACAACGTCATTTCATCCGGCGTTAGACAATGTCTGCTCCCCCCGATCGTGTAGGCCGCCAACCCTCGCCCCTGTTTGAAGGCGCCTACTCCTGGAATATCCCGCGACCAGCTATTGGTCGCGAACCCACGCTAAACCGCGATCGGCTACGCCAGTGGCAGGCCGCACTGCAGCGCGTCAATACCCTGCCTTATTATTTGCGCATACAGTTTACCGAGCGCCACCAACATCTGTTGAGTCAGCAGGGCCCGAAAGCAGCCTGGCACTATCTGGTGTTGGTTTTCGAACATCGTATATGGCCGCGTATTCAACAAGTGAACGACAAATTTGGCCTGAATCGGCAGGCCTCAATGCGCTTTGGCAACGAGGCAGACAGCTATAATGCTCTGCCAACGCTGAGTGACAAAGCGCTGGAACAGTTGGCAAAACGTATTGCCGGCCAGTTACTGGCGCTTTATCAAAGTGAGTGTGACACCCTACTGGTGAAACATGCGGGAGAGACTTCAGCACTGCTATGCAACGAATTTCAATCACGGCTGTATGGCCAAATTGCCGGCATGGCACGCGCTTGCAATATCCAGCCAATGCATTGGCAGTGCTACCGCAAGGGACTGCTGGACAGCCACCGCGCGGTAGCGGCACTGTCGAGACTGACCAGCGATCGCTGGTGGCTCCGACGCCTGAAAATGCAACGCATGCAGTGGCGTGAGGCGTTACTGATTGCCATCGGCAATGTCAGCCGCAACGCTTCACCCTATGCCAGTCGACAGGCCATCCGGGACGTGAAGGCTCGACGCCAGTCAAACCTGGATTATCTGCGCCGCTGCGATTTGGAGAATACCCTTACCGGGGAGCGTATCGATCTGATGGAGAAAGTGCTGGGCAGCATTGCCAACCCAGCCATTCGCCGTATGGAACTAATGAATACTCTGGCGGGGATTGAAGCCTACGCAGCAACCAGCAGCCACATCGGTCTGTTTATCACCCTGACGACTCCCGCACGTTTTCATCCCACTCGTACCCTCGCCGGCCACGGCAAGACACGCTTTAATCACCGCTGGGATCGTGAGGATTTCACCCCAAAAGACGGCCAAGGCTACCTGGTGAAACAATGGAGTAAAATGCGCACCGCTTTCAAAGATCACCAGTTGCAAGTCTATGGTGTTCGAGTGGTAGAACCGCACCACGACGGCACACCACACTGGCACCTGATGCTGTTTACCCCCCAACCCCAGCGTCAGCAAGTGATCGATATTCTGCGCCGCTATGCGTTGCAGCAGGATACTGGGGAACCCGGAGCGCAAGAAAACCGTCTCCACTGTAAGCACCTGAACCGGGGAGGCGCGACCGCTTACATGGCCAAATACATTGCCAAGAATCTCGATGGCTATGCGCTGCAAGGAGAACGGGATCACGAAACGGGCACCCCGCTAAGCGAAACCGCCAATGCGGTCAGCGCCTGGGCCAGTACCTGGCGTATTCCGCAGTTTCACCCTTTTGGTCTACCCAGCATAGGCGCCTACCGTGAATGTCGTCGTATTCGTGGGCATAGCCTGTCGCAGCAGTTCGATGAGCGAACCGAAGCCGTACGCGCCGCGGCCGATGCTGGCGATTTTGCCGGTTATATCACCGCTCAAGGCGGTGCCAACGTACCGCGCAGCCAACAGTGGGTACGTGTAGCCCGTGATGATGCTCCCACATTGAACAGCTATGACGAACGTGTGCAAAAAGTGGTCGGTATTTATGCCTCCCATCTGGGCCCTGATCGGATATACCGAACCCGTACGTTGCAATGGCGCATCGTGGCTAAAAACTCTGAGGCCGCGACACCTTGGAATTCTGCCAATAACTGTGGATCACTGTCGGTAAACCGCCCAGAACCCGCTCCTTCTGCACGTCTGACGCCAGCACAACAACAGCGTTGTCTGACGATTGCCCGAGATCTTCGACAGATCGGCATCGATCCTCAACGCTGGCAGTTGGAAGTGTTAGTGAGGGGAGGGAAAATCAGCTTCGACGGACGCCTTGTACAATTTCCGCTAATCAATGACTGGGCAAATTTTTACTGCACAAATGATAAATCCAATCATTGACGCCTTTAGCGTTTTGCTTAATACTGTATAAATAAACAGTATACTTAAGAGAGGGCAAGAACAGTGGAAATTATGGATAAACAACAGCTAACACTGTCCCGCATCCAGTTCATCGCCGATGTTTCGCAGGCCGCACAGTGCAATGCCACCGAATTTCTGATCGCCATGTCGCTGATTTCAGATCTGGCCAGCCAGGTGCTGCCAGACAATGATTATCAAGAAATATTTTACCCGGCGGATCGACAGGACTCTCGCTAAATCAGCGTTTGCTTAAGCTAGCCCCCTTTTCCAACACCCGCTACCGGCGGGTGTTTTCGTTTCTGCCAGCAGCATTTTCTCCCTTCCGTTGTGCCAGCGCATCCACAACCCCATCGCGTTGCCGACGCCTGCCTCGCACGGGAAACTGGGATATATCCAGGGCCTCCGCGCCCATCTCACTTTCCCCCAAGCAGGAGCCTAATGATGAAAATTTATGCACAACAAGGTGACACCATCGACGCAATTTGCTGGCGCTATTACGGCAGCACTCAGCGTCTGGTAGAGCAGGTTTATCTCGCCAATCGCGGCCTGGCCGATGCAGGCCCAATCCTCCCCCACGGTCATCCGGTCGAACTGCCGGATCTGCCAGCGGCCGCTCAACGAGAAACCGTCAAACTGTGGGACTAAACGATGGAGAAACTCACCTCAACGCTTGCCTACCTTACGGTGGCCTGCCTGGCCTGGATGAGGCGGCACTCTACACAGGACATAGCCCTTTTGGTCGGTGCTGCGGTCGGTGTTGGTACTTTTGCGGTGAATTGGTACTACCGGCGTAAAAGCTACCAGCTGTTGAAATCGTTAAAAAAAACGGTCTGAAACGCGGAGTCTACGATGAGCTCACTCGCTAAACGCTGCAGCGTGGCGGCTATTTTGGCCCTCGCCGCCCTGCTGCCACAGTTCAATACCCTGCACACCTCCGAGCAGGGATTGCGTCTGATTGCCGATTTCGAAGGCTGCCGGCTTTCGCCTTATCAGTGCAGTGCCGGCGTCTGGACCAACGGCATCGGCCATACCGCTGGGGTGAAATCCGGCACCGTCATCAACGAACGTCAGGCGGCCGCCAATCTGATCGACGATGTCCGCACCGTCGAGCGCGGTATCGCCCGCTGTATGGCGGTAGATATGCCGCAGCCGATTTATGACGCAGTCAGCGCCTTTGCTTTCAACGTAGGAGTTAGCGCGGCCTGCAATTCCACATTGGCCACCTTTATCAAGCGCCAACAATGGCAGGAAGTTTGCGATCAGCTCCCCCGCTGGGTCTATGTCAACGGCGTTAAAAACCAAGGGCTTGAACGCCGCCGCAATGCCGAACAAGCACTGTGCCTGCAGGGTGTCCAGCGCTAATCCGAGCTTCTTGATTCAACCACTCAAGCAGGCACTGCCTGCCAGGAGAGACATCATGTTAAAACCCGAGCAGTTGCGTACTGCACTGACCAACGTGCTACCAGACCTACAGACGCATCCCGATAAGCTACACATCAGCCTGGATAACGGTCGCGTGGTCTCTACATTAGGCCCTTCACTGTCTTTCGAATATCAATACCAACTCAACCTGACGCTGAGCGATCAGGTCACTGAAGAAGATCTGGTGATGGTCACCGTCTTGGCCTGGCTGCGCAGTCACCAGCCCGACATTCTCGCCAACGCGGAAAAACGAAAAAATGGCTTTACCTTCAAACGCGATATCAGCGCCGCCGGCCAGCTTGATCTGCAGTTGCAACTGACCGAACGCATTCAGGTGGAACAGCGCGACGGCGCGTTGCATATCACACCCTTGACCGAGCCACCGTTGCCGGAAAACGTCATTCGTTTCACCCAGGTTTACCTACACGGCGAGCTGATAAGCCAATTTCAGCAACCATAAACTGACCTGCGGGGCGGCTTCGGTTGTGCTGGCGCCAGCTAAACGCCGCCGCGTTGTCGCCCCCCTAACACGGCGGCATTCTTAAGAGATGAACACAGACAACTTCGATATTCAGCGCCTGGTGCGCAACCTGATACGCATTGGCACCATCAGCGAGGTCGACCTCGCTCGCGGACGCTGCCGCGTCGTCACCGGTGGCAACCTCACCGACTGGCTTAATTGGCTGACCGGCCGTGCCGGTGATGCTCGTTGCTGGTGGGCGCCCAGCGTAGGTGAACAGGTGCTGGTGCTGTCGCTGGGAGGAGAGCTCGACACCGCATTTGTGCTGCCCGGCATTTTTTCCGATGCCCATCCGGCGCCGTCAGCTTCGGCCCAGGCGGCACACATCACCTTCCCTGACGGCGCGGTGATCGAGTACGAGCCGGCAGAGGGCGCGCTGAAAGTCATGGGCATCAAAAGCGCCACCATTGAAGCCACAGAGCAGGTAAACGTCACCGCACCGGCCATCACCTGTCGTGCAACGAGCAAAATCACGCTGGATGCCCCTGAAGTGGAATGCACCCAGTTATTAACCACCGGCACCATTGCCATCCGACAAGGCGGCTCAATGACCGGCGATCTCAACCACTCCGGCGGCAGCATCAGTTCTAACGGCGTGGTGGTGCATACCCACACCCACGGCGGCGTGCAAAACGGCGGAGGCCAAACGGATAAACCAGCATGAATAACGCGAAATATTTCGGCATGAACCGCGGCTCCGGCCGCGCGATCACCGACCTTGATCATATCCGTCAATCGGTAAGTGACATTTTAATCACCCCGATCGGCTCACGCATCATGCGCCGCAATTACGGTTCGCTGCTGTCCGAGCTGCTGGATCAGCCGCAAAACGACGTACTGCGGCTGCAAATCATGGCCGCCTGCTACAGCGCACTGCTGCAGTGGGAGCCACGTATTCAACTAAGCGGCATCACCTTTAACACCACCATCGACGGAAAAATGGTGGTCGACATTACCGGCAACCGTACCGATACGCCGGATACCTTTTCTCTTTCTGTTTCAGTGAGCTGACACCATGGCAACCATTGACCTGAGCTTATTACCCGCCCCTACGGTGGTCGATCCCCTCGACTACGAGTCGCTGCTGGCCGATCGCAAGGCCACGCTGATTTCCCTTTACCCGGAGGAGCAGCGTGAAGCGATTGCACGCACGCTGACGCTGGAATCGGAACCGATCGTCAAACTACTGCAGGAAAATGCTTACCGCGAACTGATCCTGCGCCAGCGAATTAACGAGGCCGCCCAGGCGGTGATGCTCGGCTATGCCGGTGGCAGCGATCTCGATCAGCTTGGCGGTAACTTCCAGGTTGAACGCCTGGTGGTTCAGCAACCTGACACGACGGTCATTCCACCGGTAGCGGCAATTATGGAGTCCGACAGCGATTTCCGCGTACGCATCCAGCAGGCATTCGAAGGACTGAGCGTTGCCGGCTCCAGCGGCTCCTATGAATACCACGGCCGCTCCGCCGATGGTCGGGTGGCCGATGTTTCTGCCACCAGTCCCAGCCCGGCTAACGTACTGATCTCCGTGCTATCTCGTGAGGGTGATGGCACCGCCAGCGCCGAGTTGGTGGCGATTGTCGATAAGGCGTTGAACGATGAAGACGTACGCCCGGTGGCGGATCGGGTCATCGTTCGTTCCGCTACTATCGTCAATTACAGTATCGATGCGCTGCTCTATCTTTACCCGGGTCCGGAAGCCGAGCCAATCCGTCGAGCTGCCGAAGCCAAGCTGAAAAGCTACATCAGCGCACAACACCGCCTGGGCCGCGATATCCGTTTGTCGGCAATTTATGCCGCTCTGCATGCCGAAGGGGTACAGCGGGTGGAACTGAAAAGCCCACGGGCCGATATCGTGCTGGATAAAACCCAGGCGTCGTACTGCGCCAGTTATCTTCTGACCGTAGGAGGCTCCGATGAGTAACCGTCTGTTGCCGGTCGGCTCTTCGCCTCTGGAGGTTGCGGCAGCGGCCGCCTGCGCCGAGCTGGCTGCGATGCCGGTACCGCTGCGCGAGTTGTGGAACCCCACTACCTGCCCGGTCAACCTGCTGCCGTATCTGGCCTGGGCGTTTTCAGTCGATCACTGGGATGAGGGCTGGACGGAAGAAACCAAACGCGGCGTCGTCTCCTCTGCCTTCTTCGTACACCGCCATAAAGGCACCATCGGCGCCATCCGCCGCGTGGTGGAGCCATTGGGCTATCTGATCAAACTGCGTGAATGGTGGGAAACCAATGCCGAACCCGGCACCTTTTCCCTGGATATCGGTGTGCTGGAGAACGGCATCACCGAAGAAATGTACCTGGAAATGGAACGGATGATCGCCGACGCCAAGCCGGTCAGCCGCCACCTTGTCGGTCTTGCGATTAACCTGTCCAGCATTGGCACTGACTATGTGGGGGCAGGCAGTTACAGCGGCGATGCTTTGACCGTTTATCCCTATTTACCCGAAACCATATCTGTCGGCGGCACCGGTTATAGCTGTGCGGCAATTCATCTTATCGATAACCTGAGAGTAAACACATGACAGCAAAATTCTTTGCCATTCTGACTAATCAGGGTGCGGCAGCACTGGCAAATGCGACCGCACTCGGCACCCGAGTTGACCTGACTCATATCGCCGTCGGGGACGGCGGCGGCGTCTTGCCGACGCCTGACCCGGCGCAAACGGCCCTTAAGGGGGAAAAGCGTCGCGCGGCCATCAATATGCTGACCATTGACCCCGGCAACGACAGTCAGATTATCGCCGAGCAAATCATCCCGGAAAATGAGGGCGGTTGGTGGATCCGAGAGATTGGTCTGTTTTCTGCTGACGGCACGCTGATTGCAGTCGCTAACTGCCCTGAAACCTACAAGCCGCAGTTACAGGAAGGCAGCGGCCGCACGCAAACCATTCGCATGGTGCTGATTGTCTCCAGCGCCGAGGCGGTGACACTCAAAATTGACCCGGCTGTTGTGTTGGCAACGCGGCAATATGTTGATGAACAAATCGGCCAGCACGCGAAATCACGCAATCACCCCGACGCCACATTAACGGAAAAGGGCTTTGTGCAACTAAGTAGTGCCACTGACAGCAGCAGTGAGACGCGGGCGGCTACGCCTAAAGCGGTGAAGGCCGCCAGTGACGCCGCGTTAAAAATCACTAATAACCTTTCAGACCTGAAAAACAAGAGTGATGCGCGTGGCGCTTTGGAATTGGGAACGGCGGCGACAAAGAATGTTGGGGTCGCTGGCGGTAATGTCATGGCGGTGGGTGCATTCGGTCTTGGCGTCGGCCCTATCGCTAAAGATGATGCATACAGCAACGTGGCGCAGTTTTATCGCGTTAATGCGTCTTCAGTGAATAAGCCCCCCATTACCGGCAATATTGCGGCGGGTGTCGTGAGTCTGCCTTGCGATGCGTCCCCCTCCACTGGCTATGTTGCCGTGTCAGGGAATGGGGGTGCCTATATCGGTTCGTCAAACGCGCCAGCAAACGGTGTGAAATGGAGTCGTGCATACACTACGGATTTCAAACCCACCGCTGATGACGTTGGGGCGCTTAGCAGTAAAGATTTCCCGGCAGGTATACCGCAACCCTGGCCGCTTAGCACTGCGCCGACGGGTTGGTTGAAATGCAATGGGGCAGCATTCGACAAAGCACAGTACCCATTGCTGGCACAAGCCTACTCAAATGGCCGCCTGCCTGACCTGCGCGGCGAGTTCCTCCGGGGCTGGGATGATGGACGAGGGGTGGATAACGGGCGAGCAGTGATGACGGCGCAAGCCGCAACATGGATTCAGCCGAATATTGAAAATAACCCCACGACTACCAGCATTATGCTGGGTAACGGGGAGGGTGAGTTTAATTCGGGGGTGCTTGGTGCAGTCACCAACTTACCTGACACCGGCAATAATGGGCCTCGTAACAAATGGTATATCCGTCCGCGCAATATCGCATTTAACTACATCGTGAGAGCCGCATAATGAGCAAACACAGCACAGATTTACCCACTGCAACCCTGAATGATGCCGGTCTGGCCGTGACGGCCGGTTGGCTGACGGTTTACAGCATTGAGCCGGTACAACGTGAGTATCAGCAAGCCGTATTGGAATATCTGCCGGAGGGGGTTGGCCTGCCTGCGTTGAGTTTCGTGGATAAGCCGACATTACCTAAAACTGGGCTGGCGCTGGTACGTAACGCTGACGGAACCGCGTGGGAGACACTACCAGATTACCGTGGGCAGACAGCTTACAGCACGATTACCGGGGAACCGCAGGCCGTGGCTGTCATCGGTGATTTACCGCAAGAGGTGACGCTGCAAGTGCCATCAACGCCATTTGATAAGTGGAACGGTAAGAAATGGGTAACGGATGCCCGTGAGCAACAGCAAGCGGCAGTTGATGCCGCGCAGCAAGAACTGATGTTACGTCAGCAAAAAGCAGAAAGCGCAATCGCGCCACTGGAGGCGGCCATGAGACTGAATATGGCAACGGAGGCAGAAAAAGCGGCGCTGACGGCGTGGGAAACCTACAGCGTACTGTTGAATCGTGTGGATACGACAACCGCTCCTGATGTGGCGTGGCCGCAATCGCCGGATGCCTAAAAATAAATATCCTCCGGCATAGCCGGAGGTTTTTCATACACGGCTCTCATAACCTCAACTTCACTAACCGCCCGGTGCGAACCTGCATGCCGGGTGGTAATAAGATGAACGCCCCCATTTAACTGGCATTTAAGGCTGTTGCACACCATGTGGATGATACACAGCTGGATGTGCGTCTGTGGGTAGACGCTGTTTATCGCATCCGGGAAGCCTTTCAGTCAGTCCACGCAGGCCATCAGGATGTCCTGAAGGCCGCGATTTTTCAGCTCTGTCAGCACACTGAGCCAGAACTTCGCACCTTCGTTTTCGGCCAACCACATCCACGCATCGAGAGGACAGTTTTGCCATTCTGCAACCTGCCATTTGACCGCATCGGTGACTTTAGATATCAGAGTGGGTGACACATCAGCATCGTACATCTCTTTGAATATAGAAACAATTCCCCACGTAATCATGCCTTTGGCGTACAGGAATAAAATCTGGCTGTCCATCTGTGTAATACGTATCTGATTTTTTCTTTATGAGCTGCGGTTCGAAGGTGTTTTCACGGTCACGTGGCGTATTCAGCTCTATTTCGCCGTCATCGCACAGCAGCGTTTTGGCTGAATAGCCGTTGCGGGTATTCGAGTCTGCTTTAGGGGCATTTTTCTCGTGCCCGAGGGGGGCAGTCAGCCCTGCATTGAGCGCTGTTTCGACGGTTAACTTCGTCAGCATACGGGAAAACGCATTGAGGTTGGCTTCGGTTTTAAGGCCTTTAGCCAGTTCAGCCGCAAGGGCCTTAAGTTTCTTCTCGTCCATAATTTGCCTGTCTCCGTTACTGGAGTGAACATATCAAAACAGGTAATTACACAATTTTAATTACAGTCTCCAGGACCTGGCCCCCCTATCCCGATATCTTGATTTTCCTGCTGTTGTACCAGTTCTCATACATACCCAATGAGATGCACGGGCCCATCGCGAAGGGCATTCTGTTGTTACCAACCACAAACGGAGTAATGCTATGGGTGATTATCACCACGGCGTGCGTGTCCTCGAAATCAATGAAGGCACCCGCGTAATTTCCACCGTCTCGACGGCAATTATTGGCATGGTTTGTACTGCAGAAGATGCCGATGCCACCCTGTTCCCTCTCAACACTCCGGTGTTGATCACTGACGTTCTGGCCGCCAGCGGCAAGGCCGGCAAAAATGGCACCCTGGCACGCTCGCTGCTGGCAATCGCTGAGCAGGCCAAACCGGTCACCGTCGTGGTACGTGTGGCAGAAGGCAAAGACGAGGCTGAAACCACCTCCAATATCATTGGCGGCGCCGATGAAAACGGTAAATACACCGGCATGAAAGCCTTGCTGGCGGCACAGGCCGAACTGGGTGTGAAGCCACGTATCCTGGGTGTACCGGGCCACGACAATCTGGAGGTGGCAACCGCACTGGCCGGTATCTGCCAACAACTGCGTGCCTTTGGTTATATCAGCGCTTACGGTTGCAAAACCGTATCCGACGCCATCAAGTACCGCGCAGGCTTCAGCCAACGCGAACTGATGCTGATCTGGCCGGACTTTGTTAACTGGAACACCACCACCAACAGCAGCGACATCGCATACGCCACCGCTCGTGCACTCGGTCTGCGCGCCAAGATTGACCAGGAAACTGGCTGGCATAAGACCTTGTCCAACGTCGGCGTCAACGGCGTCAGCGGTATTTCAGCCAGCGTATTTTGGGATCTGCAAACCGTCGGTACCGATGCTGACCTGCTGAACCAAGCCTGCGTCACCACCCTGATCCGCAAAGATGGCTTCAAGTTCTGGGGCTCACGCACCTGTTCCGACGATCCATTATTCCAGTTCGAAAACTATACCCGCACCGCGCAGGTATTGGCTGACACCATGGCCGAAGCTCATCTGTGGGCAGTTGACCGCCCGGTTACGCCAACGCTGATCCGCGACATGATCGACGGCATTAAAGCCAAATTCCGCGAGCTGAAATCTGCCGGGCTGATCATTGATGGCGACTGCTGGTATGACGAGAGTGCTAACGATAAAGAGACCCTGAAGGCCGGCAAACTGTTTATCGATTACGACTACACCCCAGTACCACCGCTGGAAGATTTAACCCTGCGCCAGCGCATCACCGACCGTTACCTGGCGAACTTCGCCGCGTCCGTGAACAGCTAAGGAGACCCGAACCATGGCACTGCCAAAAAAACTGAAATACCTGAACCTGTTTAATGACGGCTTCAATTATATGGGCGTGGTCTCGGCCATGACCCTGCCAAAACTGACTCGCAAACTGGAAAAATTCCGTGGCGGCGGCATGAACGGCGCAGCGTCGGTCGACTTCGGCCTGGACGACGATGCGCTGGTGGTCGAATGGACCATGGGCGGCATCGATGAACTGGTGCTGAAACAATGGGGCCGCGTCGATGCGGTACCACTGCGCTTCACCGGCTCTTTCCAACGTGACGACACCGGCGAAGTATCGGCGCTCGAAGTGGTCATGCGCGGTCGCCACAAAGAAATCGACAGCGGCGACTTCAAGCAAGGTGAAGACACCGAGACCAAGGTTTCTACCGACTGCACCTACTTCAAACTGAGCATCGACGGCAAAGAGCTGATCGAGATCGATACCGTCAACATGATCGAAAAAGTCGACGGCGTGGATCTGCTGGCGGCCCATCGCCGCGCTATCGGCCTGTAATTCATTACTCAATGGCCAGCCGCAGTGCTGGCCCTGTTTCCCCTGACAATTATTGGATATCCCATGGAACTGAATGCCTCCCCAGAAAATACCGTAACGCTGGAAACCCCGATCAAACGCGGCGACAGCGAGATCCGTGAAGTACAGGTTACCAAACCGAATGCCGGCAGCCTGCGTGGCATCGGCCTGGCGGCGCTGGCCAATGCCGACGTCGACGCCCTGATCACCATCCTGCCGCGTGTCACCTACCCGAACCTGACCAAAGAAGAGTGCGCCCGCCTGGAACTGCCGGATCTGATTGCGCTGGCCGGCCAGGTGATCGGTTTTTTGTCACCGAAATCGGCCGAGTAAACATCGACCCCGTTCTGACCGTGGACGATCTGATGGCGGACATCGCAGTGATTTTTCACTGGCCACCATCAGAGATGAACGGCATGACGCTGACCGAGCTGATGGACTGGCGCTATAAGGCCCTTCAACGTAGTGGAGTAAATACAGATGAGTAGCAGCGGCAGCAAAAAAACGTTGGCAAACGCGGACACCAGCATCCGCAACCAGCAAAAGCGGCTAAAAACAGAACAAAAAAACCAGGCTCAACTAACCCAATTACTGAAGATAAAAGCGGCGCAGGCCGACGTACTGATTGAGCTTGATGCGATTCAAAATACCCGTATGGCTTTGCCCGCGTTTTTATCTTCCCCCAAAGATATTGAAACGGCACAGCAGGCGAATCTCAATCACGTCGTGCAAAAGGCCCGTGGAGCCATTTTATCGCTCCAGCAAGGCCATCTGGAAAAACAGCTCCAGGGCAAAGGGATTGATACAGCCAATTTAACCGGCGCCCAGCAACGCTCACAAGAAAATTCAGAGACCGCCCAAAACCTTCTTAGCCGCCAACAACGCGTCCACCAAAAACTGAGTCAGCAAAGACGCACAGAAGTGCTTGGTGATTTTCAAACCCGACAGAACGGAATTGGAAAGATTCACGATGTTGCTTCAAAGGGGTTGGGACTGGCAGGTACTGCCTTCAACACCGGTAAAGATTTGCTGGCACCGGGTATGAAGTTTGAACAGCAGATGTCCGGTGTGCAGGCGCAGTTGGGATTAAACAAAGACGACCACCGGTTAACAGCCCTGCGCCAGCAGGCAACCTGCAGGGTGTCCAAGGGACAGTCTCCGCAGGAGGTCGCTGAAACGCAATCCGCTCTGGCCGCCGCTGGCTACAACCCTCAGGAAGTTTTGGCTGCGGCCCCCGCAGCACTGAATCTGGCCAAGGCCAGCGGCAGCAGCATCGAGGAGGCAGTAAAAGCGCTGTCAGGTATCCAGCAGGCCTTTCAGCTGCCGGCCGATCAGGCTGGAAATATCGCCGATATAATGGCCAAAGCCAGCAGCAGCTATCAGTGGAGCCTTGATGAGTTCGATAAAAAAATACGGACCGCCGCACCGGCAGCCCTCCAGAGTGGACAGGGCCTGGAGCAAACCGCCGCACAGTTGGCCCCACAAGGGCACAGCCTGGGGAGCGTTGATGGCGCTGCTCAGGCGATGGTCACCGTACGGGGGGATAACCTGGATGGCGATATCAAGAAACTGTTCGCCTCCTGGGACAGCATCCGTATCGACCTGTTCGATGGGCAAAACTCAGCCCTACGGCAGTTGACGCAAACCGCAACCGGCTGGCTGAACACTCTGGGCCAATGGTCAAAAGAAAACCCCGCGTTGGCCAATACCCTGATGACGGTAGCCATTGCCGTAACCGCACTGATTGGCGGCCTGTCAACCATAGGTACCTTTATCGTGCCGGCGCTGAGCGCCATTAATATGCTGATGGCCGGTGCGGGTCTACTGGGCACCGTATTCACTTCCGTTGGCGGCATGATAGCCGGAGTCTTTGCTGCCCTCAGCCTGCCCATTGTCGCCGTAGTCGCAGCGATCGTCGGAGGGGCCGCCTTAATCTATAAGTATTGGGAACCGATTAGCGCCTTTATCGGCGGAATCGCGGAAAGTTTCAGTACGGCAATGGGTCCTATTGGTGAGGCATTTTCTCCAGTGATTACAGCCTTCAACAGCGTCATGGACAAGTTAAAACCGGTCTATAACTGGTTTATGCAATTATTGACACCGATAAAAAGCACTCAGGAAGAACTGAACACCGCGGCTGCCTACGGAAAAATGCTGGGCGAATGGCTGGTTTGGGCATTCAGGCTGCCCGGCGATGCGCTTAACCAGTTGATTGGCTTAATCGGCAAGGCGCGAGGCATCATTGATTCGGCCATTGGATGGTTTAGCAATGAAAAAAGCGATCCAACCTCGGAAAAATATGACAGTAGCCTTTCCCCCAGCGGTGGCGTGTTGAGTTTGGGCAACGAAAACTATCGTGCCGTTCGCCCAACCGCTCCCCCTAACCTTTCGGATAACAGCGTACTGACCAATAACATCGCCATCAACGTACCGGAGGGAACTACCCGTGACGAAATGGAACGTGTCGTCCGTTCAGCCATGATGGACATCGAAAATACTCGCCGTAATCAGCACCTCAGCGCTTATGCGCAGGTATAAGGAGCCAGACTAATGATGCTAACACTGGGACTGTTCGTATTTATGTTACGCACCCTGCCCTACCAAGCCATGAACCGTCAGTTGAGCTATCGCTGGCCGACAGGAAGTCGCGTCGGCCAAAGACCAAGCGCTCAATTTCTGGGTGTGGATGGCGAAACTATCACCTTAAGTGGACAACTGATGCCTGAGCTAACCGGTGGTCGGCTATCTTTACTGATGCTGCAAACCATGGCCGAACAAGGACGTGCCTGGCCGCTTATCGAAGGCAGCGGCACCATTTACGGCATGTTTGTGATCGAGAAAATCACTCAGGACAGCAAAGATTTTTTCGCTAACGGCCAACCACGCCAAATTTCCTTCACCATCACATTAAAACGCGTGGATGAATCGCTGCATGCCATGTTCGGCGATTTGCGTCACCAGGCTGGCGACCTGTTAGCGAAAGCGCAAAAAGCGACGGGAATGTCATTATGATCGCCGATGTTTATCAGCCTATGGGGGCCAAGCCAGCCCCCGACTTTATCCTGACGCTGGCAGATAAGGATATTACCAACGATATCCGTCAGCGGCTGATCTCGTTAAACATGGTAGATAATGGCGGCCTGAGTGCCGATCAATTGACCATTAACCTGGACGACAGCGATGGCCTGATGTCCCTGCCCAGCCGGGGGGCCATTCTGGAGTTGTTTCTTGGTTGGAATAACTCAGCTCTGATTGGCCAGGGCAAGTTTATTGTCGATACTATCATCCACACTGGCGCTCCAGATCTCATCTCAATCACAGCCCGTAGCGTTGATTTTCGTGGCTCGCTGAACGAATCCCGCAGCGAGTCTTATTCAGACAAGACCTTTGGCGAAATCGTGCAACAAATTTCAACGCGTAATGGGCTGAACGCCCCCTATTTGAGCGATGAGTTGGCCGCAATAAAGATTGCGCATATCGACCAAACCAATGAGACCGATGTTCAATTTCTTTCCCGGTTGGCCTTGGCAAATAGTGCACGAGTGACTATCAAATACCAGCGCCTGCAGTTTATCAAACCCGGGTTTGGTCGTAGCCCGCTTGGCGAGCCAAACCCTATTAAAACACTGACCCGCAGTGACGGCGACACTCACCGTTTTGAACTGAAAGATCGCGGCGGTTACACCGGTGTCAGCGCCAGTTGGCTGAATACCGAACATCCGGAGCAAGCCAACAGCAGCGTACAAGTAGAACGGGAAATCCCGCAGGCAAACGCCAGCACATCCCGGCATCCTGCCGCCAAATTCGCTGACAAAACAGCTACCGCTCCACAGCAAACCAGTAGCTATATGGTCGGTAAAGAAAAGCAGGTCTGCCACATTGCAAAAATCTATCGTGATAAAGAAACCGCAATGCGGGCAGCTCAGTCACTGTTTGAACAATTACAAAGAGGGATCGCAACCTTCAGTATCAGCCTGGCCACCGGGCAGCCAGATCTGTTCCCTGAGACCCCCATCCGAGTTTATGGTTTTAAGGAGGCTATCGATCAGCAGCTGTGGGTGGTTAATAAGATCACCCATACCTTAAGCAACAGTGGCTTCTTCAGTAATCTGGAACTTAACGTCTACATCGAGGGTGTTGAGATCACTACCAAAGAAAACTAATCTCGATTTCGACAATCAAGCTTGCTTTTGCAAGTTATTGGGCTATTATAAATCATATAACTTGATGCAGTCGAAAGAGGGATTCAACTATGATGCACTGTCCACTTTGCGGTAGCGTGGCCCATACTCGTTCCAGCCGTTACCTGAGTGAAGCGACCAAAGAGCGCTATCACCAATGCCAGAACATTAACTGTAGCTGCACCTTCGCCACGCATGAGTCCGTCGCGCGAGTGATTGTAAAGCCTGGCGATATTATTCCGGCTCAGCCGCACCCGGAAAAAGCCAAGCCGCGCGCCGCCGCGCTGTAA